CCGATCTACCATTATTAATGGGTGCTAGATATATTAAATTATTACACACTTTAAAACTAATAAACAATGAGTGATACTAAAGAAGTAGAAAGTAGTGTAGGTATAATTATGGATGCAATAGCTAAATATTGTACTGTAAATGATTACACTAACTTTCATAAACAAGTAACACGTGCTTTTTATTTACACCAAATAGAATTTGAACGTGCTGTAGAATTAGGATATGTTACTGAGTATGGTCAAGATACAGGTAAGATATATAGAGAGCATTATTACGGTAAAGAAGAAGAAGATTATGAGCGAGAAGATTGATTTTGGTAATAAAGCAAATGATATTTTACGTAATTTAGCATCTGCTACATTACAATACGAAGGTAAAGCTAATTATCCTAATTCTGCTGTAGAAAATGTTGCTCTTGTATTTATGCACGTTTTGTTTGATAAGATGTGGGATATACAAGAATATGATAATATGTCTTTTGAAGATAGATTAATTATGGCAGAAAATTGTGGTAAAGAGTTTAGAAACTTGATTTATAAATACACAAATATAGATACACATGAAAGCAATTCTAGAGTTCAATTTACCAGAGGATGAACATGAATACAAATGGGCATCAAAAGGAAGCGATTATTATATGGCATTAGTCAGTTTCAAAGATGAATTAAGAGCAATGGTTAAACATGGCTTTATTGATAACAGAGAAATGACAGCAGAAGAGTATAAAGTTGCTGAAACAATACAAGATAAGTTTTATGAATTTATAAACGAATATTACATAGATTTAAACTAATGGTACACTATATAGTCAAAGGCGAAGATATACAAGTGGTCATTGACTATTTTGCAGATAAGAAATATATACAAGTAGATACAGAAACAGATGGTTCATTTAACTTCGTAAATCGAATAATATTAATCCAACTTGGTGACTATGAAACACAATTTGTTATTAATGCCATAACCATTAGTAACGATGATTTACGTAAGTTAAATGTCCTTCTGTTAGATTCTACTAAGACTAAGATATTTCATAATGCTAAGTTTGATATTAAGTTTCTATGGTTACATAATCTAGATGTAGTAAATGTATATGATACTTTATTAGCAGAAAGATTATTGTATGCAGGTGTAGATATAAAAATTAATAAGTTCTATGCTTTAGATAGATTAGCTAAAACATATTGTAATGCTAATTTAGATAAATCTATACGTTCTACTATTAGACGACATAACATTACAGAAGAAGGTATTCAATATGCTGCTGATGATGTTAAGTATTTAGAGAAGATTAGAGAGATACAAGTTAATAGACTTGTAAAGCATAATATGTCTAATGGTGATTGTCAAGATATATATACTGTATTAGGTCTAGAGAATAACGCTGTATTAGCATTTGCATCTATAGAATATACAGGAATACATTTAGACGTAGATAAGTATAAACTTATTATAGAAGAAATCAAAGAAAGTTTAGATAAAAATATCAATGATTTGAATGAGATAATATGCACTAATGATATTTTTAGTGCTTATTGTATGACTTATCATGATTTATTTACGTCTGCACATAGAACATCAAATGTAAATTGGTCATCACCACAACAAAAGTTAGAAGTCTTACAATTACTTAACCCTAGCATTAGAAGTACATCTAGTCAAGAACTTAATACATTCAAAAGATATGATTTAGTTAAGAAGTTAATAGAATACAATAAACTATCTAAACTATACAATTCATTTGGTGAGAATATGTTTAAGTATATCAATCCATATACTAAACGAATACATACTGAGTTTTGGCAGATATTAGATACAGGTAGAGTTAGTTGTAAAGATCCTAATTTACAACAAATTCCTTCTAGAACAGAAGTAGGAGGTAAAATGAGAGAATGTTTTATACCATATAAAGGTAATAAGATTGTAGGAGGTGATTATAGCGGTTGTGAATTACGTATTATAGCAGAGTTTAGTGATGATCCATTGTGGATAAATGCGTTTAAAGAAGATAAAGATTTACATAGCGAGTTATGTGCAGTAACATTCAATATAGATATTAATGATGTTAAGAAACCTACACCTTTTAAACCAGATATTAAATATAGAGATGTACAAAAGACTTTAAACTTTGGTTTAGCTTATGGTATGTCGCATTTTAAATTAAGTAATACTATAGAAATAACAGAAGATGAAGCTAAAGATATTATAGATAAATTCTTTACAGCTGTACCTAAAGTAAAATTATTTCTAGAAGCATTAGGCAATAAAGGTAAAACAAATGGTCTTATTAGAACTCCACCTCCTTATGGTAGAATTAGATTCTTTAAAGATTATGAAGAAGCAGATTTAAAGAGATTAGGTGAGATAGAACGTGCATCTAAGAATCATCCTATTCAAGGAGGTAATGCTGATATGACTAAATTAGCATTAATATATATTTATAGGTATATTAAAGAACATAATCTACCTGTAAGATTAATACATACTGTACATGATGAAATACAAACAGAAGTTAAAGAAGAATTTGCAGAAGAATGGTCTAAAATAATGAGTAAACTAATGATTGATGCAGCTAATGTAATACTAAAGAAAGTACCTATGAAAGTTGATTGTAAAGTCAGTGATTATTGGTCTAAATAACAGGTAATCGTAACCTACTTACTAACGATAGGGTTTTCTCATGACGAGTGTAAGTGTTTTTTCATACGATAGTACGTTATTAGGGATATGAGGTAAGCATATCCTTATTTTTACTAAATACACAATAACAATGGATAGAATTAAATTACAACAACAAGCAAAAGAAGCAATAGAAACTAATCATGCTACATTACTAGAATATGGTACAGGTGTAGGTAAGACTAAAATTGCTTTAGAAGCGTGTAATGGTTTAAATACACTTATTGTGTATAAACAATTACCACATTATAGAAATTGGATAGAAGAAATCAAGAAATGGAATATTGATGATAGAAGATTTACATTCACTACATACAATAGTCTAAAGAATTACGAAAATAATCAATTTGATTTTCTTATATTTGATGAAGCACACGCTATTACTCCACTAAAGCTAAAGTCTATTAAGACTATAGATGCTACCAAAATCATATATTTAAGTGCTACTGTAGAATATGAAAAGAAAGCATTACTTAAAGAAATAGGTAAGTTTAAGACTTGTAGATTTAGTTTAAATGATGCTATTGAAACTAATATACTACCAGACGTAGAAGTATTTGTTCATCAGTTTAGATTAGATACTAAGAAGATTGATTGTGTATATGAACGTATCAGAAAAACAGATAAACAAGTAGTAACTATACCTTATTCAGAAAGATTTAAGTATATGTCTAGAAAAGGTATAGGACTAAATATTCTATGTACACAAAGAGAATACTATAATCTACTATGTGATGAAATAGAGTTTTGGAAGAAGAAGTATTATACAGATAGATTAGATGCTTATAAGAATATATGGCTTAATAAAGCATCTATGCGTAAGAAATGGATTAATAGTATTAAGACTGAATATGCTAAGAAACTAATTGATACACTAGGTAGTCAAAGAATAATTGTATTTGCTAATACTATTGCACAATGTAATGAATTAGCAGATGATTATAAAAAGAACTATCCTAGAGTACATAGTAAAGCAAAAGATAATCAACACACAGTAGATATGTTTAATAACTATGAAATACCTAGACTATACAACTGTAGCGTACTTAATGAAGGTATGAATCTAACAATGTTAGATGCAGCTGTAATTGTAGGTATTGATGGTAAAGAGTTATCTACTGTACAAAGAATAGGTAGGTCTATACGTAGTGCAGAACCTAAAATACACATTATTAAAGCATTAGATACTAAAGATGCTGAATATGTAGATAATATTATATCACAATACAAAAAAGTAAGTTATGTTTATTAATAAAGAATTAGTAGAATATATTGAGCAACAAGGTTTAGATGTTAATGAAGCGTTATTCTTTTGTTTTGCAGTAGAGTATGATAATCCTTATAATCTAATGGATGTTATACACAACAGCGATTTAATAAATGCAACTAACGAACCTATCTATCGTATTAATTTATGTGAACATGATATAGAGAATGGTAAGTATAAACTAAAACTACCACTATTCAAGTCTAGTAATAACGATAATGTAAATAATGAATTTCTTAATTTCATTACAACACTTAGTAAGAATAATATGACTGTTAGAGGTCATAGAAATAATCAAAGAGATTATGCAGTAATTACTAATGATGAAGCTACTAAAGTTATATTTAATCAACTTGTTAGTACTATTAGAAATCAATACAATGGTAATATTGATATTGATAAGCTAGTACGTAAGACAGTTAATTATTATGAAACTGTAGATATGCCTGTTAAACTAGATAAGTTTCTAAGCACGTTTGCATATACTTATTATATATCAGAAGATAGTCAAGCTAAAGACAAAATGATATGATTTTAGATAAAATAGTCAGTAACAGACAAGACTTTATTGATGGTAAGTTTAAGTGTATTCCATTTAATCTAGATAGATTAAATAAGATAGTACCTGGTATAATCAAAGGTAGTTTAGATTGTATTACTGCTAATTCTAGTGTAGGTAAAACACAACTAACTAAGAAGTTATATGTGTATGATGCTATTAAGTTTGCTATTGAGAATAATATCAACTTAAAGATACTATACTTTGGTTTAGAAGAAAGTGAAGAAGAGTTTGATTATGCACTACTTAGCTATCTTACACATAATCATTTACATATCAGGTCTAATGTTAATGACTTTAATAGTTTTATTAATCCATATCCAGAAGAATATATAGATAGAATTAAGAATAGTAATGTACCACAACTATTTGAACAGTATAAATCGTATGTTACATTCCACGAATCTGTATATAATTCATGGGGTATATATTTAACTATTAGAAACTTTGCTAAATCAAGAGGTACGTTTTATTATAAAGATACTAAACTTACAGAAGAAGCATTTAGTGGCTCTAATAATCCTGCATATACTAAATATGTACCTAATGATACTAACGAGTTTGTAATATGTATTATAGACCATGTTAGCGAATTGGTATTACAAAAAGATGAACCTAAACTAAAAGATGCAATAGATAATTTAGTTAGACACATGAGATTGTATGTTACTAAACTAATTAAATACAATGTATTATGTGTGCATCAGCAAGATTCATCACAAGAAAGTGTAGAGAATAAGAAAGAGAACTATATGAAACCTAAGTTACAAGGTTTAGGTGATAGTAAAACTGTAGGTAGAGCGTATGTAAATATATTTGGTCTATTTGATCCTAAGAGATATAATATGGCTACCTATAAAGGATATGATTTGAATAAGCTAGATACTTGTTTTAGAGTAATGAATATCATTAAACAAAGATATGGTAGCGTAGGTGAAGAAGTACCTTTGTATTTCGATGGTAAAGTTACACATATAAAAACACTGCCTAAAGCAGACGACTATGAAAACTTGGATAAAGTCTATTCACATATTAATTCATTAACTTAATTTAATTTATGTCAAGATTAATTGCAATTATGGGTGCGTCAGGCACAGGTAAATCTACGTCTATTGGTAAAATAGAAGAACTAGGATTGAAAGGTCTTAATCCTAAAGAAACTATTATTATCAATGTAAGTAAGAAACCTTTACCTTTTAGAAATGCATCAGAGTACAAACAAGGTATTAAAGAAGGAGGTAATCTAGCTAATGTAGATAGTTGCCTTCAAGTAAAACAAGTCATTGAGTTTATCAATACTTCTAGACCAGAAATCAAAACAGTAGTAGTAGATGATGCAGGTTATTTAATGGGTTTTGATGTAATGAGAAGAAGTAAAGAGAAAGGTTATGACAAATGGACAGACTTAGCTACAGAAATGTTTAGCGTATTAGATGCTGCACGTCTTAGTAGAGAAGATTTAAACTACATATTTATCTTTCATACAGAGAAAGGTGATGATGGTTTGATGAAGATTAAGACAGCAGGTAAATTATTAGATAATGCTGTATATATAGATGGTCTGTTTACATTTATACTCGTATCTAAAGCAGATTACAATGTAATGGATAATAAAGTAGAGTATAAGTTTATTACACAGAACAATGGTAGTACTACAGCTAAATCTCCTTATGGATGTTTTACACTAGAAATTCCTAACGATTTAGGATATGTTATTGAAAGAATAAATGAATATTACAAAACCAATTAAATTAATTAAATTATGTCAGCAGTTAAAATCACAAGCAATTACTTAAGAAGTCTTTATGATGAAAGACTAACACTTAAAGAAATGAATGAACGTATTAAGAATGACTATGGTGTTAGTATTAGTACAGTTGATATTTCTAAAATGTTTAAATCTATTGGATTAAATCCTAGAAATAAACAACTAAAACCAAAGTGGGAGTTAGAAATTGATGGAGAAGAAAATGTAATTGTAAACTCAGAGTATTCATTTAATAATCAATTTAATTAATCAGTATGAATTTTGGACATGTAGAAGTACCTAGTAGTGGTACAGCGTTTACAGCAGGTGTAAATGAAGGAGTTACATTATCTAGCTTTGGTCTAGTTAAAGTAGATAAGATCGGAAGAGCACACGTCTGAAC